AAGTCGTCGGCACACCGTCCACAGTCACATAGATGTCTGATGTCGTTGAATCTAGGTTGAACTCGCCTCTTGTTGATGTCAAATATGATGTTGTGCTTCCATCACCAGTGAAAGTGTTCAAAACCCTGTAGTTCTCACCTGATATGGCAAAAACTTTGGTTGATATCACAGTGTGGTTGGCTGGTGCTGATCCAAATGTAATTGTTTTGTTACCAACATTTATCGTGTAATCTGTTGTAAGTTTCTTCACTGTACCGTCTACAGCGACAGTCACCGACCCCAGTGATCCTGGGAAGTCACCAATGCTGAAGATTGTTGTAGCGCCGTCACCTCTGTAATTCTTTTCACTTATGTATGGCACTCCTGATTCTGGAGACGTGTATACCTTGATGTCCAGTGTGTCAAATAGTTGCCCTGGCACAGTTTCTTCAGGAGCGTAACTTGTATCCGGTGACACGAAATCATCTCCCTCTAAAAGAATATCACTTGGTGCGTGTCCAAGTGCTGATGTGAACAGTCCACCTTTTACTATTGAGTCAAGCGTCCTGTCATCTGTTGGTGTCAATACGCCGTCATCATCGAATGGGATAAATTCTACTAATGCGTTTTCTTCTGGCGTTTCACTAATGCTGAATGTTGCCGTTGAACCGTCTCCGTTTATTATGTCTGAAAGTTTTCTCCTTGTGCTGTCATCTTGTGTAAGATAGACTTGGTACACTTCTGTACTTGCTGGTGCAGAATCAAAAGTGTATGAAGCAGTAGAACCATCTGCCCTAAAGGCTTTGACCCTTGAATCTCCATAGTTGTCCCATGGAAAATCATACCAACCCGCTTTGTCCCAACCTGCTTCTTGAGAGAACAATAGACCTGTAACCATTGTTCCGCCATAGTCAACGCCTGTCATTACCTGATCAAGTTCATTGCCTGGCATGTTGGATCCAGGTGTGTAGAAACCCTTAGTCCTGTCTGCCGCTGTCAATCCAGTTTCATTTCCATATATTTTGTATACGCTTCCGATGTTGTCATCGAAATCTGTGCTTGACGTGAATGCATTTGTTACTTTGTACAACTGATTGCTGTATCTGATTAAATCGTTGTATGCGTATGCAGTGCTGGCCGCCCAGTCCACTACCCGTGAAGTGCTTGAGACTCTATCAAATTTAATAGTGGTGTCCAAATCTCTTACTAGATCATTGTTTAGGTTAGCATATGCTTTGGCAGGGTCTGATGGCGCAGAGCCGTCGGCCTTGCCGCCTGTTAGCACAACCGTTGGAGTCTTGATATAGTTTGAACCTATTCCTGTAACAGTAATTTTTGTAACCACACCATCCTGCACGATCGCTGTGGCAGTCGCCGCAGTTTCGGTAGAGGAATCATCAACTGTGACAGACACAGTAGGTGGTGTTTCGTATCCTGAACCTCCATGATACACAGTGATAGACTGAACGTGTTTACTGTAGTAATCGTGCCACATCTGCCATGGGTACTCTGAAAGTTTGCTCGAATCGCCTTGGATGCTTAAAGATCTTATCTTGCCTGTGGATTCGTCATAGAACGGAGGATTGTCAAAGTCTGTGTATATGCCGTCTTGCGTTTCTGTGTTTGTGTATCCTAGTTTGTACTCCCTCAATTTTGTATGGAAAGGTTTAACTTCGTTGATGTAACTTTCTATCCAACTGTCGGTCCCGCTAGTGTAAGTTTTTCTCTGATCTAATTTCCTTACAGAGTTTGTAACATTAACAAATGAAGTTTTGAACATCCAATCTACGTAAGTTTGTTCTGACAGCACACTCCTTAGACCTGTAAAGAATAATGTGTTGTACTCACCTGCAAGGTCATTGATGAATAGATCATCCCTCAATGCAGTTAAAATATTTCGTGTTTCTGTTGCAGGTTCTTGGTCAAAGAAATTATCATCAAAGTTGTCCTGTCCTGCAAATCCTGTTGCGTCTTGCGAATAATCATAAAGCGTAGTCGCTAATCTAATGGTGCCATTCTCTGTGCCGACGTTTATCCAGCCGTCAGCAGTTTTCATAAACAATTTCCATCCACCTGTGTCTGCGTTGGTCACTTTCACGTGTTTACCTATTGCGAGATCCAATGTGTCAAGTTCGTACTGATATGTTACTTGCTTGTCGATTGGTGTGTTTTCGCTGTGGATCATTTCGTGTATATCTGGATCTGTACCATACCAGTCAACGTAACTCCAATAAGCCGATGTGTTGTATGTTTGTAGTTTTGTTCTTGACCATTCTGTGCCGTCCCATTGATATATCGCCCAATAATTATTCGCAGTCTCATCTGCTTTTACCAAGTAGTTCACATTGCCAGACAGGTCACCTGTGTTGATGTAGGTAAGTTCAGCGTATGTGTCTACCGAACCGTCCCACTCCAGGCTCTGTGCTGTGGGCTCTGGATCTTTGGCGTCAAGATTGTCTAAGTTGAATTGTCCCACCAATTGATATTTTAGCAACACACTGTTTGCGTAATCAATTATTTCTTTAAGTGATGAATATCTATCAACATACCAACTCTGTCTTGGTCTGATGTTGTTACCGTATCTTTCATTAACAGGCAAATTAAGGTCAGGCACCGAGTCGCCGGCAGTATTTTTACCGATCAACGAATCCCACCATCTTGTCTCAAGGTACGCTCCTGGTCTGTAGTCCTTATCTCCCTCACGTGCTAGTTTCCAGACACTGTGTGAGTCACCACCGAATGTGTTTGATCTTATATCTAAGTTCAACACTATTTCCGATTGGTTAAGTCCCTTGACATTGTTAAGAATCAATTTGTTTGTGTCACTTACTGCGTAGTATTTCATGCCGAAGAGTTTTGGATTGCTGATCAGATTGGCAACAAATGCCACTGTGTTTTTCCTAGTCACAACACTATCGCTTGGAATACTTGTCTTGTCTTTTAACCAGTAGTAATACACATTTACAAATGCGTCCAATTTAGAATCATACTTTTGCACTACTGTGTACTGAGAATCATCTCCATGGAGAGCAGTCCCATCAGTGTTTTGACTTGGAAGCAATCTGGATTCAACCCATTCGTAAATGTCAATGCTGGAACCTGGAAATATCTGCCCCCAATGGTTGGTTTTATATTCTTGGGTGTCCTGTTCATACCATAGCCATTTTACTTTAGACAGATCCCACCAAACTTCTCCAAGATGTTCTTCCGCCCAATGAGTCTTGCTGTTTGCCTTTGAGCCAAAATTGTAGTGTGCAGGATCCCAAGATGTCTTGATGTTGATTTCTCTGTCTGCTATTCCAAGAATCCTGCCTTTGACAGGATCATACAAGTCATAGTAATCTTGTAACTGTTTTGTCCGACTGCTGAATTCGAAAACATTGCCTAATTTTTCTATGTCGATAAATGCAGTTTCTGTAACCAAGTTACTCCAAGCATAATCTCCATTTTTTGTAAGGTCAGAGCATAATACCGTTCCGTCATTTATAATTTTTGTGCTACCATCCGATCCCGCATTTCCGTCATCCTTTGGTGCTCCTACCAGCACTGTGTTGTCCACTACGCACACACCTCGTGCAAAGTCGTCGTTCTCATTGACATTGTTGCCCATCAATCTGTCATCAACCACATACTTGGTATTATACATAGTGGCCGTAAATGCACCACCTGAACCTGTATTATTATCAACAAAGTTTGTGTCTTGAAGATCAAATGTTGTTTCACCACTGTCAAATTTCATTTCTCTCGAGCTCGCGAAATTTTCCGCACCTATAACAAGCCTCGATCCATCATGGTTACAATCAATGCTGGTTCCAAATTTCATGTTGACGTGTGAACTTGGAGCACTTATTGTCTGTTGTAATGTGTAAGTGTTTGTCGAATCATCAGCATTCCACTTGTAGTAATAAATTGCACCTGCATCAGGATCTGTGGTCCCGTCAACACCAGGTGCACCAATTATAAGTGTTGTACCGTCTTTGCTCATGGCTATTGCATCACCAAATTTTGTGTTTACTGTGGAACCATCACTTGCCACTCCAGTCAATGTCTGGGCAAGTGCAAATGAATTTTGTGTACTTCCGTCATTGCTTTGTGAAGTCTTTATGAATATCTCAACCTTACCAGCGTTTCCTGGTGCAACCGAACTAACTGCAAGGATGTCACCGTTGTCGTTTGCGGCCACCCTGTGTCCAAATCTCTGTCCTGATCCACCATCCGGCGCTTCTATAGTGTAATCTTGTGTCCAACTGTCATAGGTGGAACCGTCTGCACCTATTCCCCAAGTGTACATGTACACCCTACCTGTGTCACTAGTGTGTCCGGGAGCAGACACAAACAAGTATTTGTCAGGCGTGGCCCTTACTGAAGACGTGCCTGGTTCTGATACCTTGTGTGCCCAACCAAAATTCTGTGATGCCGCATCTACGGGCGGACTTATTGTGTTTAGTATTCCGTACCTAAATGTGCTTGGATCCCATAGGTAAAGTTTCACCAACCCTGAATCATTAAACCTTGTACTTCCGTCCGATCCTATAGTGTTGGTGTAAGGTGCTCCTGCAACCACAAAGTTTTCATCCGTACTCATTGACAACGATTCTCCAAGTCTGCTGGTGTTGTCATCGTTTTCAGTCATTGTTGCTGTTGCCTGGGTCTGTAAGGCAGTGCCTGCTTCTGTTGATGACCTGAATAGGAAGTGGACCTCGCCTTGTGATTTCCCTGGAGCAGATGCAACAACTGTTCTTCCATCGTTACGTGCAACAATTCTATGTCCGAATTCCTGTTCTGCTGTGCTGGAGTCTGGTGACAGTACTAAAGTAGAAGTGTAAGGATCTTGCTTCTCATACACTCTCCATAAACCCGAACTGTCTGCGTCTGCAAAAACCTTGTCACCTTCTTGGCCTATCGAATCGTTTTTGTCAACGTATTCATCAAATTGTAAAAGGTCATTGACGTTGTCCATTGAATTAAGCCTTACTGAAATAAATTTGTAAAGGTTTCCGTAACTGTCCGCTGTAGATCCATCCTCTAGTGCAGGTATAAATCCAACGTTTCCATCGTAGTCTATGATCACAGTTTTGTGATCCGGCGTTGCTTGTACTTGGTACACCCCGTTTAGCGTTTCTTCCTCACTGTTTGATATTGCAAAGTAGTCTGCCTGGGTGCTTGTTGTGCCAGCAGTCAGGTTATGGCTTCCTGAAAAAGTGATCTCCAACTGAGTTGAGTCATTAATTAACTCCAGTGTTGTAATAGTAATCTTAGCATTGGTCAATCTCAACACGTCCCAATCGTTATTGCTCTTGTTGGCAATCCAAATAAGATCGTTTTTGTTCAATGCGTTGACGTCTAATCCGGGCAAGTCAGCAATATTAAAGAAAGTGTGTTGTACTTGCGTTGGTTGAGGATACCCTGCCGTCTTGAATAACTGTGCTGTGTCTCTGCTGACACCTTGCTTGGTGTAGTCTAATCTTTTGAATGTAGTAGACGCAGTGTATTCGACAGGCGTGTAATAAAAATTGTCTTTGACAATGCCCTCTGATCTTGCATACTCTTTGGTGTCATTACTATTATCTAGTAGTTCTATACTCTGTGGATTTGATTTTATCTCATCATCCTTGAGAATAATTTGAATATTTTCTATCGAGTCTGTGTTTCCAAAATTTCCTGTGCGTATCATCCATTCTGGATACATGTCAAGCGTGATGTCCTCGCCTTCATATTTTGCCTTGAGTATTTTGTCTATCGCATTTTTTGTCCCTTTTTCTCTGATGTAACCTTGATAAAACTTATACTGTGAAACGTCATTTACAAACAAATTTTCTAAATAATCTCTGCTTTGATAACCTATCAATCTCTGTGCCAGTTGTTGTTGTGATTCGTCAAAGTTGTTTGTTTCCAACTCATAAAAATCATTGAATTGGGAAATTTTGTAATCAAAGTTAGGAATTAATTGTGGCGATGGTTTACTATCTTTCAACGTCCAGTTACTGGAATCAAACTTGCTGTAACTATTGTGGTTTATTTTAGCAACATAGAACTTTCCTTGGTATTCAACGCTGTCTCCTAACCTGTAGTCCGTGTTCGCCACCCAATATGTTACTTGTGCAGAATCAAAAACAAATCCTGGTGCGTAGTAATCACCGTTCCATCCTCCAGTCTTCCAGCCAACTAATTTTAACCTTTGCTGTCGGAATCCTGTAAATGGTTCGTAGATTATGTCTGAGAACACAGTCTTGTTGTCAAACAATAACATGTGTTCTTTTTGCACAGTGTTTAGTGCAACATTGTATAGGCCCACTGAGTCAGATTTTATCCCAAGTTCAAATGTCTTGCCGATACGTTTCGTTGAAAGTTCTTTTATATCTATTTTCCTTCCGCCGGAATCTAACAGTGAGTAGTCTCCTGCAAGGTTACGTAATTTGCCAACTATGCTGTTATTTGTGTCTAATTCAAATCCGTCCGCCGCCGGTGACACTGTGATAGCAGATCCTGACGCCCATTCCTGCGTTGTCCAGAATAAAAACTCTCGCACTGCGTTTCTCCAGTTCAGTGTCTCTTTTAATTCAGAAGAAAATTTATTGAATCTAAACCCTTGTGATTCAAGCCAGTGTCCGTATCCAAATAAAAAGTCTGTGACATCCTGTATGGTGTTAAAAACATGACCATAAGGAATGGTTTGTGTTGTTTCTCGGAATGTGCTATATTGTTCAACCTGTACTGAACCTGGAACTGATACAGCATCAGACACCGTGGCTTTGATAGGATAGTTGAAATTGAAGTACGGTTTTGCAGTGCTGTAACCAAGGACTTTAAAACCTCCCAACAACGTTGAACCATCTCTACTTACATCTGTGTTCCTTTCTATAAGCACACCACTATAGTAGAAACTGTTTACAGGATTAGAAGTTCGGAAAAGAATCTTGTAGTTTTCATCTGGGACGAATTTTGATCCAGACGTTGAACCAGGAGACACACTGTCAGTGAGAACCTTTATGTTGTCCTTGTCTGTGAATCCTCCCAATTTGTATCCAAGTTGCACTGTGATATCTTTCATTTTGTCATAATAGAAAGTTTTAGGATTCAAATTTCTAGATATCAAATAATTCACTATGATTGGCTGATAACCTGCTGTAAGATACTTTGTGGTTACGCCTGTGTTGTTGTCTGTTGATGTCTCTAAATGATATTTGGCATTTGCTAAAGTTCTTCTTACTGACGTGTCTGAATCAATTTGGTTGCCTGAAATATTAGTGCTTAATCTTGAAGGATCAAATAGGTTAGAGAAAAATTTTGCAGGTTTTGTTAGTGCTAATAATTTTATAACACTGAACGGATATGAACTAGATCTTCTCCAAGAAGTTTCTGCTGGTGCATGATCACCAAACTTCCAGGCGTTCTGCCTGCCCGGTATGTCATACTGTAATACAAGTCCGGCCGCCAACGGATCTAACAAGTTTCCTGAAGCATCAACAGGAAGGTAAGATTCAATGCCAGGCTTACCGTATCTGCCAGACTCTGTGGCAATGGCATTCCATAGAACACTGTTTCCAGAAGTGTATGGTGCCGCACCGTACGTGTCTTCCCAGTCTGTTGGTTTTTCTGTATGTCCGAACATCTCCCATGGTCTAATATGAGGAGCATCTGTATCATAGAAATGTTTGTAAACACCTCTCCAGTGTCCTGCCATTTTTCCACCAGTCAACTTGTCAGTAGACCTTGCATAATTGTAAGTGAAAGGCGAACCCTCAGTGAAAGCAGTGTTGTTGATGTACTGTACGTTGTTTCTTCCTGCCCACTTGTAGAAGTCGGTGCCCATTACGTCATTTATTTCAGCAGTCGTGTACTCAGTTGTCTTGAATGCACTTGGTAACACATCATTGATGTCCACCAATGTTGCATCGTAAGATGTTTTTAGGTTATTGTATATCCTTTTCTCAAGTTCTAATATTAGATCATCACGTTCGTCTCCGTATGCTTTGATAATACTTCCGTCGTGTTTTCTTATCACGGCTGTATCTGTGATGTAGGTGGTATCTGTGAAAGTTTCTGGAGTGAACTTAGGATACATTCCTAACTTCGTTGGTGAAGGTGGCATGTAACTGCCTGTCGTGTCAGCATAATCTTTTATTACAATCTTGTCTCCCTCTGCGAGAGTTTTTGTTATGTTTATGCTGTCGTCTGTTGTGCTAAAAGTGTAATCAGTGCCAAGTAATAATTGTGCATCATTAAGATAAACGTATACTGCTCTGTTACTTAATTTTGTTATATCGTGCTGTGAATCCAAAGCGTAGTCAACTTGGGATGAGCCCAGCACTGTGTATGTTCTCGTAGACACATTTTCTCCCCAACCTAACATGTCTTCGTAGTAGAATGGGAAACTGCTATTCCTACCTGGAGTGATCGCTGTGATTATCTCGTCTACTCTGTCCGATGCCACACCCTCGTATGCTGTGCCTGTTGCGTGGGTTAAGAAAGCATTGTACCATTTCTCATACTCCTGACTCACATGTTCAACTGCTGTAACAAAATTTGATTCTTGGTCTATTAAATTGAATATCGCAGGCAACAATGGTCCTTCGTGCTGATGTATGCTACCACCCTTGAGCCTTGCGTCTGGTTTGTCCCTTAGGTTAGATACGCCAGGCACCGCCCCTGTGATCTCTTGATTTTTATCTAGTATATCCCTAACATGATTCAATACCTGTCCATAGGTGAATGTACCAAGGGAGTTGTTCAAAGCATTTGTCGATAAGTTTTCCGGTATCTCGTATATTCCTTTATCGGTAACTTTGTCTGCACTGCTGAAGCCTGCTATCCTTATTTGATCGTTTACTTCTTGATCTTCATTAAACTTGATGTATTTGTTTTTTGTCCCATTTACTATAGTGTAATCCGTTGTGAGTGTTTTTCTTGTGCCGTTGACCAATACAGACAGTTCGATGTCTGTCAAGTCGGCCGAATCTTTGTAGAAGTCTATTGGGAACAATTTTTTCTCTTTTGCATCCACGATGAAAGTACGGATGACACGCTGTTTGCTTTCCGAGGTCCTCTTTATCCAAGCACTCCTAGAATTGTGCGTCGCCCTACCTGTGGTGTAATGTAGGTGTCCTTCTGCAAGATTTTTAGTAACGGTTGTTGTGCCGCTTTTGTATGTGAATGTTCCTGATGTGTGATCTGATTCAAAAACTATGTCTCCGACATTATTAATGGTGTTGTATTTTACTTTTATCCCTAACACCGTATCTTCTGTTGCTGAATCACTTGTTGCAAATTCAAATACTTTTGCTCCTACGAATGTTGAGTTTGGATAAGCGGTTGGATCAGCAAAACTTGTATGGCTTTCATCAAACATGGCAAACAATGGTTGCTGGTTTACACCTGTTTTCTGTTGTGCGTCTTCGTATTTCTCTGTAGTCGAATCGTAGTAGAAAGTTTTTCCTTGATTGACCGTTCCAAATTCTATAAAGATTGACTCATCATTTGCTGGCGTGGCATCTGAGGCTTCGGTCAGATTTATCACTTGCGTTGAATCTCCTGCTGTCACAAAGTTTACTTCATATATTTTGTTTTTTACGATAGAGTCCGTGTCTGCGGCAAAGACCGCCCTCATGCCTTGAGACAATGTTATACCGTCAATGATATAACCTGCCTGTCCCACCACGTCACTGAAAGCATCTGTTGTCACTGTGTCATAGACGGTCACTGATTTCTTGCCTACAGTACCATGGTTGTACAATGCAAGTCCAGAATCAAACTCTATGATAGGTCTTTTTGCCCTGTCGTCCTCGTTGAGCGATGGGGTGAATCCACTTACATCTGCTGTTGCTTCGATTACCGATCGGTGGAACCATCTGTTGTATCTAGACCAAGCATTGTGGTCCAGTGAATCTCTTTTGATTGTAATGTAGTCCTTGCTTTCCGGCGTGTAAAATGATTTAGCATACGGTCTGGAATCATAGCCAACAGTATCATATAACACTGTAGTCTCTGTGGCGTAACTACCAGGAGTGATTAGATCATCAACATCCGTCAATGTAATTGCATCACCGACACCCTCTACATAGTATTCTTTGTCTTGGTACGCAGATGCAACGTTGTAATTCTTGAATTTGATCTTCATGCCGTTCGAAAGATCCAGAGTCCTCAAACTGTAATTTTTAACTCCTATTATGTCATCCTCAACATTAATTTCTGTGGTGCTGGATGCAGTCTTTATTTGAAGTATACCGTACATGGCGTCGTGGTTACCACACTGGTAGTATAGGATGTCTGGGGCGTCTGTTGGGACCACAAATGTAACTGTGCCCTCATCTGCTCCTGCGTTTGTCACGCCCGACGTATAGAATAAGTTTGTTGAACCATCCTTGTATGGCTCCGTCATAATGTAAAACGGATGGCCCTTGGCGTTTACATTAAATTTGTAAGTGTTGCCCCTGTAAAGTTTAAGTTCAGGATTGTTTTCATTCTCTCTGTGCGTAAAATTGTAGGCACCTTTGTCTAAATTTTCAACTGAATATTCAACTACTGCTGATGGACCAACCGTGTCTATTTCTATGGATCCAGGGCCAGATGGCATCCAGTAGTATTCCCTGTAGTTGACCAACTTGTCATAGTCTATGGCCGGATTCCAACTGTAAACGGTTTCTTTGTTCAACCTGTCGTGATTGTTAACCTTGCCACCAAAATACTTTATCTGGTTGATGTAATCATCATATGTGCCAGTAAACTTGACCTGGTCCTCAGGATTGACAGACACTGTGTCTCTGGTTGTGTATGTTACTGTGGGCTCTAGTTGGTAGGCCATTCTATCTCTGCTTGTTGCAGGTAGATATCTATCTGTAACCTCTCTTGTGTAAGCGTCTTGTCTGCCTATGAACCCATCGAGCCTCTCCAAAGAACCTTTCTGTACCAAGGGATCCATTGTGCTTGCCAGAAATCTCTGATTGGCATCTGTTCTATAGAAAGCAGGAAGGTGCTGTACAGTACGTCTGTACTCATTTGTGCCTTGCTTTACAACTTCGTTATTAGTGAAAGCGTTTGTGGGATTGTCTGCCATTAGTATCCTGACCCACTACTGCCGGTACTTGAACCGGAACCTGTTGTAGTAGAGCCTGACACTGCTGATCCTGTTGTCGTGTTAGTTGTGGCAGTTGACGTTGATGTGACCACAGATCCTGATGCCGCCAATTGGTTGGCTCCAAGTGCTGTTATTGTTGTCACATCATCAACGGTGGCCCCACTGATGAAAATCTCGTCCGCCGCTGAATCTACCTGGAACAGAGACCCAAAACTCTGTCCTGATTGATTGGGCACAATCACAGCAGTCAGTAAGTCTGGTGCTAGTTGATTGTGTATGTAAGCGGCTAATTCTGTAAAGTAAAAAGTATCTCCAAAATCCCAGTTGTCTAAGGCAAAGAATTCATTTATAGCGGCTATAACTCTCGTTTTTATTATAGCATCTGAAATATTTGTTTTTGGATTTTTAACAACCTTAAATGTTGCCTGTAATTCTTCTTCTGCATTTGTACCAAAAAGTATTTTGTATTTCACAGGATGGTAAATTATCTGATCTGACAATGATTTCAGCGGGTTAAGTGCTCCTGAGTAATTGATTCTCAACTGATCCGACGTAGATACTGATGGTTTTGTGCCTTCGTCCTGTAACCAAATTCTGAATAGGTTATCGTATGTTCTTTCTAACAGGTACACATCAACAATGTTTGACACGCTTGGATCTATCCTTGTCTCCTGACCTGCGTGGTGTTTGTATTGGAAGTTTATCGCACTCCTACCTTTCCTTGCAAGGTAATCAGTGCTTGTTGTTAATGTGTTAGTTGTTGAACTGTATGTTTTTATTACATCTTCGTCCTCGGAATAGAAATAAAACAACTGACCATCTGTGTATGTGGTAGTATTCAAGTTGATGTCTGTTTCGTTCTCGCTCACAACAAAGTTAGTTGCGGCGTAAGGTCTGTACCTCTCAATGTTATCATAGGAAGTGTATTTTTCAAAGAACACAAATTTAGTAGATTCGGACACTGTGGGTTCAACAAATATATCGAATATTTCTGGATTGTCCACTACACCGTCATCGTCGCTATCAAAGAAGCCAACTTTTACTTTTCTGTTATCTCTGAATCCATCAATCTCTGTGATCACATCAGTGACCTGCCATGTTATAGGGTAGCCTATGCTGTTACCAGTTGAAACTATGCTGTTTGTTTTAATAATGCTGACAGTGTCTTTGACACTTTTACCTGTTTTGTAATCGTAAATTTTTTCTTCCACGTCGTAATGAAATTTGTTTTGGGATTCTGATTCAAATATGTAGTCTAGTTTCCTGTACTGCACAGTGTATGTGTTTCCATCATTTGTGAATTTGAACCACCAACTTGCGTCAGCGTTTGTGCCTGCCGTTGATCCTGTGTTAGCCAAACTAAACGTAGAACTGGTGCTTAGGTTTGTTGAGGTTATCACTTTCCATGTCTCTGTTGCTATATCATACCTAAGTCCAAAATCCTCATACGCTTCTATCCGTGATAGTAAGTCTGCTTCTAAAGTTGTGCTGAATGATGTTGTCAAGTTTGGAATTATTGCATTTATCACAGCACCTTGTGGGACGATGTTTGACAAAGTGACAGGACCTACACCTGATTCTAAATTACCAGTTCCGCCATTGGCACCATCACCTTCAACAGCACCTATCTTGGCCCATAGTCTGTCTTCTGCCTCGTCTGTGCCTGCTGTAACCAAAGTTCCATTTTTGAACTCCCTGGTGTCTGGAGATGTAAACTTAACAAGTGCTCCGGTCTTTGCAAATTTCAAATTGGAAGTGGCAAAATCGCCTATAACCAACGCACCGCCTGAGGTAAAGTAACCTGTGTTTGTGTTCGTTGACGTGGTTGTTGAATTCCATGTGGCTGTAAGTGTGCTTACATCTTTGGTATCATACTTCAGATAATAGAATTGCCTAGCATATGCTTCTTTTATTTTGGGCTCAACGGATTTGTCTATAGTGGACTGTATGTCACTTTTGTTGTTCCACGTGAATGTGAATTGCTGTGTTGATTCTTCTCTGTAAAGTATACCATCTTCGGCAAACACGTTAACGTTTGAGTATGCTCCTGTAGGATCTAAGATTTCTTTTGCTCTGGATATTCCAGACGCGGACCTATTGACCGATCTTACTTTAACGATCTCCTGTGATGCAGACAGCGGAACAACTTGATAGTCCTCTGCTGTGATCATCCTGTTCTGTGAGTAGTACACCTGTGATGCTTTTTCTTTTATGTTATCATTTGACTCGGTGGCCGCTGAATTATAAACACTTGCCTTTAGGCTGATGCTCATTGACAATGCCTGCTGTGCACCGTTCACATCTGTGTAAGGCACGGTCAACTCAACATTCTGCATATCGCTTGACTGTATTGCGTACTTGGCGTTGTCGCTAACTCTATAGTAAGTCCTGAAACTGCCCAACGGTATGTTTGAGAAGTTTCCATCACCAAAAACTAAATCCACTGTGTCGTTGTTTTTTGTTACTACGTTGTATGTGTTTCTTTCTGTTTTTGATAACGAATTGTAAATTGCATTGTTGCCTGACAGTGAAGGAACCTTCGTCCATTCCTCTGCCAACTGTCCAAACTGATCTAACTTGTAAAGCCAAACATCTGAATTGTTGATATTTGACGAGTCTACATTCTTGACATAATTTGTTACTGATGTATCCACGGTGAATTCTTGGTTTTGCATACTACCTTGTTTAAACAAAAAGAAGAATCCTGTGTTGTTTGAACTATCCCCAGACCCATCTGTTCTGTACGTGTAGGTCAGTCCTGCACCTGGAATTGGATCCGACTCGTAAATTGATTCTGAGCCTGTGATAGTGCTGGGCACTATCTCAAACGATCTAGATATTCCACCTATTGCTTTCTGGAATTTGAATATAGGAAGATCCAACTGGTTTGAACTTAGTGTGTAAACTTCTGTGTCAATTCCACCTATTGTTCCTGACTCCCTAGGATTGCCAAATAGTTGTCCTGTTTGGTTGGCCGCATTAAGTATGGCCGTAAATTGTTCTCTGTAATTTGCATTAGCACTGTCATTCCATATTATCGTACTGTTTGCAAGATTTGTTCCTGTGCTGTCAGTGACATCCTGGCTTGTTGATATTGAATCTATCTTCAGCATGCCTGTCGCCGGTTGGTTCCTCTTTGCGTTGTAGTTTATCAACCTTGCTAATCGAAGCACTGAATTTCTTCTCTCTGCTGTCTCGAGGAAATTTTCTCTGGCGTTCAAGTCCACCCTGAAAGACAGGGCCTGTGAAATGTACGCTATAAGATCTATCAAAGCAACGTACTCAGAACTCTCTACGAAATCATTGAAGTCGTCTGGATAGTTCTCTTGAAGATATGCTACCATGGTCCTTCTTAGAGTCTCGAAATCGTAAGATTTGAAATCTGCCTGTTGGAAGGCCTGGTAGATCTTTCTCCAATCTTCCGCTACTAGTAATCTGTTTTGTCTATCTGTTGTGGCCATTGTGTATACAACGGTATTTATGTGTTAGGAAATGTGCGTATATTAAGATAGACGCAATAAGGAGTTTTCGTCGAAATTGAATCGCAATTTCTCCGTTATGTTCAGTGGAACATAGGTTATAGTGGCCTGTATGGCTATGCCCTTATCTGCCTCTGATACTAGTATGTCTTCTGTGGCTATCCTCGGATCTGCATTGAGATTGGCTGTAATATCCTCTACTATAGCGTCCTTTAGATCTTCTGTGAACGGTTCGAATATAGCATCGTATATTATAGTTCCAAACTCTGGGTTCTCGACCCTCTCGCCCTTACGCACACTTAATCTATTGATTAGGTCTTGCTTGGCAACTTCGAAGTCGTACAGTTTGAAGTTCTGATTGTCCGCACGTGAACTGAAACCCTTGAAGGTCACTGACTGGTTTGATAAGCCACCTGCTCCTGATCCTGAATCTCCGTATGCCATATACTGTATTTACTCTATGCTATATCGTCCTTGTCTCTGCCGCCCGCTGGTCTAGTGTAAGGCTCGTGTGTCACAAAGCCTTCTACAGTGGTTTTAACTTTTACTTTCTCGTAGTTGGGTTTGCCATTCAATATAGGCTGTTGTGCTATCACATCTTGTTTTTTTGTTTCCTTTATTCCTACTTTGACGCTTGTTGGTTTCAACCAACCAGGTCCCATGACAGCTCTTGGACCAACAGAGTTCAAATGAACTTGACTGCCACTGGCTAAATCGATCCTCCCGTCCGCACTATGGAACTGTATACCTTTGGTGTGCGAAGTGATCCCGTCCCTGGCAAAATTTCTAACACTGCCTTTCTGAGATGCGTTCAGTATTCCAGACTCTCCCATCACGTACACATATTTCTCAGCGTTTAGCACCACATTCTCCTCGGCCGTAAATTTGATTTTCTTTCCTGCATGGAAGTTTATATTATCATCTGCGTGTAGATTGAAATCGCCCTCTGCCCTTATGTCTATGCCCTTGTCTGAATATATGCTTATCTTTCCGTTTTTATCCATCTCTATGAATGCTTTACCCGAACCATTAGCCAAGTACACCACACCCTCGGTGTCGTGCATCAACAGTTGGTGTCCGGAAGCGGTCCTTAATCTTGTCAGTTGATTGTTGCCATCCACATCACCGTCATCCATTACGAAACTGTGTCCGGGATTTCTGTCTATTAGCACAGGTGAGCCACCTAGTCCTAAGTTCCTCGGGGTACCATTGATGTCGACCGGTCCTGGAGTGTTCATTCCAAAAACCTGGCTAGGCGATTCTCTCCTAGCGGATGAACTTGTGGTTCCTCTGACCTGATCCTGCACTAACCCTTCCGACTCTAGTTGTTTGGTCAGTGGATCATTGATAGGGTAATTCCATTTGTCAGCACTGGCCACTGTGTCGCCTGGGTCAAGCATGTTCCTATTCTTCTCGCCTGCAGGCAGTACGTCCGTGCCATACAGCTCTTGTTTATTTTGTGCGAAATCAGTGGTGTTGCCGGCGACCCTGGTTTTATCAGTTGCACCGTTTCCCGGAACCATCTGGTTCGTTAGTGGATCCTGCACACAACCCATCCAGAAGGCATTTTCATTCTGGTTCTCTCCCTTGGCAAATATCACCAACACCGTGGTGTCTATGTCAGGTGGTACCGCCCACATTCCGTAACTGTGTTGTGTTTCCTTGTATAGGTAAGGGTCGATCTCAGACACCGCATTGATGCTTTTGGCACCGTAGAACGGTGACAGGTACTGGCACCATGTGATCTGTGATGGCTTGGGATCAGTGGTGTTGGTCAGTGCGGCTATGTTGACGCCAAGACGTCCCATCCTCAGTGGATCTGCTGTGGTCTTGACAGTGGCAATGTACGGGCCAGCGTCGTTGTCAACGTACTTCTCGTTGAAACTCTTCTGGTTGTCCTGTGAGTCTGTGAATCCCCTTGAATCTGTGTATGCCATAACTTATTTTATCCTAGATTTCCTTCTTAAGTAAATCTTCCACCAACTCTGCGTCATTGGCCTTCTTCTCTAAATTTTCCTTTATTTTCTGGGCTTTGCTTTCGTTCTCGTTCTCTGCTTTGATTAGTTTGCCTGTGCTTACTTTTACAGAGTCGATCAATTCGACAGGTGCTCCTTCGCCTGACTGGTTGTTCATCCTCACACAGGTCAGCGTCTGCGTAAACTGTCCGTTGTCCATCTTGCTGTCCACTTTTACCACTTGGTAAATTCCACTGAAGAAAAGGTTTTCATCTCGGAACATCTGTTTTCCACTGAACATTGTGCCTTCCTTCTCATCTATGTCATCTGGCAGTCTGTATATGAGATTTATGCAAGGCATGAACTGGTCTGCGTTGAAACTGTGTGCTTTGCTGTCGAAATCTCCTTTGCCACCTTCCGGGACACTCTTGTCGTTTGCGTCCACTGGCACGTATATGTCCTGACATATGTAAGCAGGATCTCCTAGTATTTCCAATTCGATACGCATCATGTCGGCCTCTGGATTGGTCAGGTAGTCATAGAACTCCTGTGCTTTAATATTTTCAGGGTTTATGGTGTTGACTGTGCTTCTGCCCTTTAGTATGGACGGATACTGTCTCAACGGCAGTGTCGGCTCAGGGTCTTTCTCCTTACCGAACGCTTGTAGTATGGACTGTTTGATCTCTTCGAATATACCCGCCTCTGTTGTGTCCTTGGCCTCCCTGACGTTTCTCATGTAATAGGCGGTCTTGTAGTTGATCCTCAATCCCTGCACATCCAGGTTATCTCCTGTGTACAGGTAGTTGTACTCTTTCCTGATATACTTGGACCAGTCTGTGTTCAGACTCATGCCTGCTCCTATCAGTTTCAGTACGTGTATCTTGTAGGGCATCGCACGATATATTATGGTCTTTGGGTGCATCTTGGTTATGTTGTCAAACCTTGCAGTGTCTGTCTGCACCGTTGGTTTTATCTTGAACCACGGAACGAACGGCTGTCTGGCTATTTCCTCTTGGAATTTTTTGCTTCCTACAATATTCCTTATCTTGTCTGTATCGTCTTTTGTCACTGAGTGTCCTAGACTTGTCAGATATGTCGCCCAGAAGTTATTTGCCAGGCTCAGGTAACCAAACGACTGCCTGACCGCATCCTCGAAAAATTTTGTCAGGGCAGTGAAACTGTCTGCCTTGGCAGTGCTCTTGTATTGCGTGGCTGTGACAAGACCTTGTAATTTGTTTTTTCCGATCTCCCTGGCATTTTCCCCCGGGTATCCCCCAATGCCACTGTGTTGTTCTGCCGTGGAGGTGTTTGCAGTGCTGTTGTTGACTGATTGATAAGCCTCTCCGAATTCCCTTACCTCTGGATCTATCTTGAATATATAGGTATCCTTGAACTCACGTTTCTTCTCGTCAACTTCCTGTTGCATCTGTACGTCAAGTTGTGCCGCGACGTCAAGGCACCAAGCATCTGCATTGTTGCCGGCCTGTATCAAACTGGTCCTTGGGAACTTGAATCTGTCGTCAAACCCTAGGTCAGTGTATGGCACTGCCACCACTGTGTACTTGGCTCCACCTTCGTTGACGTCGAAGTCAACACGTGCTATCAGAATGGGTATCTTCCTGATTAGGCCTTGAGAAAAACCACTTCCTCCAACGCCTATCCCAGCGGAGTCTGAGATTGATGCTTTGTAGCCTCCATAATAAAGTGGCTGGCCATTTTCGTTGAATGCTTTGAATTCTATTGTCAACAGCAGTGGTGCGTCCTGGTAATCCTGGAAACCGTTCAGTGCGGTCGCGGCTCTGACCTTTTCAATCAGCGTGATGCCATATGGCTCATGCACCTCGAACTCCATCTTGGTGAAATTGGCCAG